GGCATCAGGAGTCTAATAAGTTTACTCCCTATTTACTCCCCCGACTTCTGGTGCTTTTTTAAAGGAAAATAAGATGAGAATATATACAGAAGCACAGTTAGAACGAAAGAGACTTACTACTAAGCTCTGGAAAAAGAATAATAAAGATAGAGTGAGAGCTAGTGATAAGAAATATAGTAAGAAAAATAAAGATAGAATAAATGCTTGTTCAAAAGCTTGGTATAAGAAAAATAAAGATAAAAAGAAAGCTTATAATACACTTTGGTGTGAGAAAAATAAAGATAAAAGGAAAGCTTCAAGAAAAGCTTGGGAGGAGAGAAATCCCGATAGAAGACGGGCTTGGCATGATAATAATAAAGATAAAGTGAAAGCTATTAATAAAGCTTATAGAGAAAATAATAAAAATAAAATAAATGCATGGGCAAGTGAAGGTAGGTGTAGACGATTATTTGCCACATGTAAAACAAGTATAAAAGCAAGGCGTGAAATGATTTATTTAATAGCAAGTGAAATTAGTCTTGAAACTGGAATAGATCATGATGTAGATCACATTATACCAATATCAAGAGGCGGTATAAATCACGAAGAATTTTTAATGGTAACTACATATAAATATAATCGTCAAAAACGTGCTAAGTTAGATCATCCATTGCCGGAAATGCAATATTTAATATTGGACGATTTAGTTCAATTATATTTAAAGGAGGTAAGTTGATGGGTGATGTATTTGATGGAATAGTTGTCGGTTTCACGTTAGGCGTGATAATAAATTTAATAAGAATAGTAATCAGGAGGTTGTTTGAATGATACATTTTAGTAAGCATACAGGACATTTTAATGATAAGGATAAAGAGCTAGTATCAATAAGTACAGAAGGAAAAACAATACAAGAAATAGAAATTGCGTTCCAAAAGTTTTTAAGAGCTTGTGGCTTTGCAATAGTAATAGATGAAGGAGGTGAAGAATGACAGATAAAGAGTTTATAAAGGAAATTTACGAGTTAGCTTATGGTGATAGTGCGTTTGATAAAGGTTTTATTACTGGACACGAAGAAGTATTATCAAAAATGCAGTATTATACAGAATTATCGTATAAAGCTGAGGAATTTATTCAAGATGCGGAGGGTTTGTAATGGGCATGTTTTTAATTATAATGTTTACAGTAACAGCTATCACTACCTTTACAGTAGAAGAGCAGCGTGCTAAGACTATTAGAGAGATAGAGGTAGGTAGGAAGCATATGCAAAGATTAGAACGAATAAGGCATAAGCGTATTAAACAATTTAGGAGGCATAAGAAATGAAATATTTCTGTACTTGCGGAATTAAAGGTAAATCTGGGCATTATTGGCATAAAAAGTTTAGAGAGGTAGAGGTTAATAAAGAAGAAGTATGTAATGATTGCGGATATTATACCGTTAAGGCGGAAGACCCCGAAGATGCACTATATCGCACTAGAGGATATGATGTTAAAAATGATTATAGGACGGCTAGGTACGGAAAAGAGTTGACACATTATATTTCGCAGGAGTGTTGCGGATTATCATTACAACACATGAAATCAACACGGCAAGAAGATTATGAAGGTATATCTTATATAAGAGGTTTTAATTATAATTAAATAAAGGAGAATATGTTAAAAAGAAATGAAGGTTATTGTACGTGTTTAACTACAAAAAATGAAAATGTTATTGGTACGTTTACAAAAGTTCCAATTGATGAAGAAGGTATATGCTTTCACTGTGGTTATTATGCTGTACAAGGTGCAGTTGATGGTAGAGGTTTTAATAAAAGAGGTGAAAATGGTTTTAAAAAAATGAAAAAAGATTATGATTATTATAAATATACATACGATCAAGTATGGAACAGAAAAATAAGGAGTTAAAAAATGATTTTAAATATTACATATTATGACAACAACAGGAAATTATTTATTAGAAACCGAAATAAGCAATCGGAAAAATTGGGCTTTGATTTGTCCTATTATATAGATAAGAATAATTATATTAATGGATTGAATATAAGGAAGTTATTATATACATATCCTGAATTAAGTATAAAAGCGACGACTCTAAAAGGTGAAGATAAGACCAATTTAGTATTGTTATCGGCTATTGATAAGAATGAGGTTAGCACCAATGATCTTCGCAAGTTGATAAAAGTACAAGTTCCAAACGGACTTGGATATAGAACTGATTCTTCACAGCAGAAACAATTTTGCGAGAATTTAGTTCTGTAATGTACTTATCATCGATATCGAGATTTTTGATAAGGATGTCATTAATCTCACGACCATTGAAACGTTTGTCAAAGATATTATCTTGTACAAGCTTTTCAATATTAGTAAGGTCACAGCTACGTGCCGAAATTAACTTTTGTTTAGTAAATAAAATAGATTTGGGCATGCAGAAGCGATATGAGGCTTTTATACCGTGTATCTTAGGATCAAATTTAGACCTAAGTTCGTCAAACGATTTTTGTATATTAGCTTCTTGAAGTTGTAGTAAAAAAGTAGAACGCCATTTTCGGGCATCTTTAGTTAGTTGACGATTACGGTAGTATGCTTTATTAACGGAAAAGGGTTTTGAATTTACAGTAAACTGGATAATCATAGGTTATCTTAACATATAAGGAGATTAAAAGCAATGACAAAGAAAGATGACCCAAAATTAAGGTTAGTGTTATATAATGAAAAACACGTTACCCAATTTTACGAGGAGATTGTAGTAAAGGAGGTAATTGACAATCTAATATTAAGTTTAATAATGTCTATGGATGCGATTGATGAAGTAGATAATAATAAAATATTTGGCGATGATGAAAGGAGGGATTTATATATTGAAATATTAGATGCGCTAGAATATTCTATAGATGTGTCTATGGGTGGTAGAGATGCCTTTATTCGGGGTATGGATTTAAAGCCTGAAGAGTTTTATTTTATGAAAGGTAAGGAGTGATTAAGCTCCGTGTCTGTAGACACAAACTTACTGGAGAGCTTAATCTATTTATAACCTTGAAAACGAAGGTTGTCAAGAGTTTATTTTAAAAAAAGAGCATATACTAATAATTACACTTAGTTATGTAATATAGTTGTCAAAAGCCGCCGTTTTGTGTATACTGTAATGACCATGCAATAGCCATAGAATGACCACCAATGACCAACAATGACCATAAAATGGTCTAAAATGACCAAAAGGAGGCAAAAATTGAATTTATTTAAAGAGTATGCAATGGAATACACTCAAAAAGGGTATAGCGTTATTCCTGATAAGAGTCATACAAAACAACCACATATAAGACAATGGAGTGCTTATTGTACTAGACGCCCAGAATTACATGAAATAGAGCAATGGGGCAATACATTTGATAAATCTAATATAGCTGTATGTTTAGGAAGCGCATCTGGTATTATAGCCATAGACTTTGATTGTGTAGACCCTGAAATAATTAAGCTTGTAGAGGGCTTATTTCCACCTTCTCCTGTAGAAAAAGTAGGATCTAAGGGTTGGACTAGGTTTTATCGTTATATGGGCGAAGTTAGCAAAGTTATCAAATTTAATGGTGAGGTTGTCTTTGAGATACTTAGTAATAATAAAAAGACTACTATTCCACCTAGTATACACCCTAATGGAAAATCATATACATGGAGCAATGCATCATTATTAGATATTGACATAAATGAGTTACCTGAATTTCCACCTTTCTTATGTTCACATATAGAGAGTAAGTTAAGAACAACTTATGCTCAAGATGTACAATATAGTGGAGGCAAATTTAGTTCAGCTTCGTTGGGTAGGAATGATACATTAAAGACCGAATGTGCTAAGATGATAAATAATAATGTACCATTAGATAAAGCTATACAAGAATTAATTAAGATAGATGAAGAGCAACATGATACACCTTTATTTACAGATGCTTCGCATCAAGGACATTTAGAAAAGTTTACTTCGGCAGGTAGATTTTACTTTAATATTTTAGAGACAATTAATAATAGACGGCATATAGATAATAAGGAGTATTTAATTCCTTTATTAGAAAGTGCTGTAAACGAGACTTATGCAAAGGAGATAACTGAAAAAAAGTCACAAAGCGAGGGTTGCCAAAAAAAGTCAAACCCAGAATTACCGAAACCGGACGGTGCTCTCGCTGCAATACAGAATTACATATTAAAGAATAGTTTTATAAAGCAAGAAGCTTTTGCATTAAGTGCAGCACTATCTTTAATGGCAGTATTAGCAGGACGCAAATTTGAATTTGAAGGAGTAGCAAGTAATCTGTATATATTAAATGTTGCTCCTTCAGGAAGTGGAAAGGATGCTCCACAACAAAGAGTAAAGGAAATACTTATAGAGATTAATGCAGAAAGTTTATTAGGTGCAGGAGATTATGTAAGTGATGCTTCTTTAATGGATTCATTAGAACATTCACCTGTAAGGTTAGACATTATAGATGAAGCAGGAGGCTTATTAAGGAGTGTAAACTCAGGAGGAGCGACATTCAATGCCAAGATGGCAGATGTTCTAGCAGAATTATATACTTGTTCTACATCTAAATTTTTAGGTAGAGCTGTTGCAGAAGGAGTTAAAGGAAGTTGTATAAGACCGAACGTAAATTTATTATGTTCTACTACTCCGGCAGGTTTTACAGAAGGAGTTTCATTAAAATCTATTGAAAAAGGTTTAATGGGTAGATTCTTAGTATTCTTAGGAGATGGAAATCAAGGAGCGCAACGTATAAAGAAGATGTCAACTTTAGACGAAGATACTATTATACAATTAAAACATTGGGCTAGTTTTCAACCTAAAGAAAGTGGTACTCAAGTAGGAAGAGTTAGTCAAGTATTTTATTCTTTAGAAAGTAATAGAGGAGCTGCAGAAGAATTGGATGAGGCATTTGAATATTATGATAATTTAAGAAGGAATTTAAAAGATGATAATGAATTATTACCTATAGTAAGTAGACTTTATCAACAAATACTAAAAGTCAGTATGTTACATGCACTGTCTAGATGTGAAATAGATAAGTTACCTTGCGTAGGACGTAGAGATGTAGTGTTTGCTAGGAAGTTAATAGATTATTATTTTGACAATATGCAAAATTTAGTGCAGAATAATATATATAGAAATAAGAATGAGGAATATTTAGTGAAAGTTTTAAAAATAATTAGTGCATATGGTAAAGAAGGAATTACAAGATCGCAATTATATAGAAAAACTAGACAACTAAATAAAAGAGAGCGACAAGATATAATAGAAAATTTATTAGAAGGAGATCAGATTGCTCTCGAACTTAAAAAGGGTAAACAATATATAAGGAGTATATAAATGGATTTAGGATTTAATAACGAGATTTCAAATGAAGACTATCATGGTGATAGAACTTATGTATCTTCTTCAGCTTTGAAATTAATTTTAAAAGACCCGAAGGAATATTTTAAGGTCTATGTAAAGAATGAAAAGAATAATATATCTAGAGCAGCATTTGATTTTGGTACTTATGTACATGCTTTAGTACTAGAACCGGATACTATAGAAAGGGATTTTGCAATATTTGATGGAGCTTCTAGACGGGGTAAAGTTTATGATGAATTTAAAAAAGTTAATGAAGGAAAGATTATATTAACTAAATCACAAGCATTGAAAGCCGATGGAATGGTAGAGAAGTTAAGAGAGAATAAAAAAGCTAATGATCTCATAGACTTAACTGAAGGAGAAGTAGAGCAGACTTTATGTGTAGAATTAGATGGAGTTAAAGTAAAAGTTAGAACCGATTATAATAATCAAACTGCGGCTATAATTAATGAACATGTTATACCTTTTGGATTAATTATAGATGTAAAGACTACTAGTGACCCTATAGATAAATTCTCTATAGGAAAAACTATAGCTAGGTATGATTATGATTTAAGTGCAGCACTTTATATAGACGCTCTACAAGAACAATTAGGTACAGAACAAACTTTTATATTTTGTTTTATGAGTAAGCTAACTAATGAAGTAGAAATGTATCAAGCTTCAGATGAAATGGTAGAGAATGGTAGAAGAAAATATAAAGCAGCAATTAAAAAATTAAAAGCAGCTAGAGAGACAGGTATATATTTTGATGAGAATGCCATACCTACTGTTAACCTACCCTATTGGGCAAAATTTGAGGACATAGATAATGACGGAAGATCAGATGATAACACATCTAAAAAAGTTAAAAAGGTTACTAGTGGAAGTGAACAGAGCAATGGAGGAAATTCCTTATCTACCACACACCACCCTCAAGGCTTCTAAAAAAGGTTTACAAAAGGAAATAGATAAATTTGAAGAACATTTACATTTAGGAGAATATGAAGAAGCAAATGCTAAACCATATAGTAACGATAAGGTGATAAAGATATGACAAAGAAAATAGTAACACGAATAGATGATAATGGATTAATAAGAGAATATACTATAGATGATGACAATGGATTATTAAAAGAGTGTGAGAAGGTTAAAGTAGATGGTGGCGGATTGCGGAAAAATGGCGGAAAGTTAAGAGCAGATTTAATTCCTATGTCGTCATTAAGATCCTTATCTCGGGTTTTAGGAAAAGGTGCTGAGAAGTATGATGATAATAACTGGAGAAGAGGGATGAAGTGGTCTACTGTACAGGCTTCTTTATTCAGACACTTAATGAAATGGATCGATGGAGAAGACTTTGATGATGAAAGTGGTTTAAATCATATGGATCATGTAATGGCAAATGTTGCTTTTCTGGTAGAATATATAGAAAGATACCCAGAAGGTGATGACAGATTTAAGGAGTAAGTATGTTAAATGTAATAAGATTTGGAATTAAAACAGCAGTTGTATTGACAATAATCTTTCTACAACTTATAATGGTATTACAAAATAATTTAATAGGAATGAATGTAGAGTGGATTAAATTCTTAGTAGAACCACCTGTAACAAAGGAGAGAGTAAATGGAAACAGAAATAAAGATGCTATACATAATAGAGGCATTAATAATTTACGACATTATGAAATTCTTAATAGGATTGACAATAAGTCTACTAATGCCTCAGAAACCGACTATAGAATTTAGTAAAGGGCAGTTAATGAGTTTAGAAGAATTTGAAAAAGAAATGAAGAAAATAGATAAGGAGAATAAAGATGAATAAGAGAGAATTAGAATTACAACAGCAACAATTAATTAAAAACATGAATGAAAAATTAGATAAGATTTTAAGTTTATTAAATAGTAAAAAGAAAAAGGTGGTAAAGAAATGATTGAGTTTGATAAAGAAGCTTATAAGAAATTAATAAAAGAAATTGCAGATGGACCTGAGGAGGCTTTAGAAATAAAAACAATAATACTAAGTTATATAATATATTCAAATGAAAATGAAGTTAACGAGCTGTCCGAATATACGGACCAATTATCAAGACTGTAGGAGGTATATTGATGAATGCACAAACAAACGCAAAAAAGGTTTACGAACCTATTCCGGCAGGAGAATATTTGGCGAAAGCCGGACGTTTTACTGAGAAGGCTACTAAAGCCGGAAATGGATCTTATGTCACAGGGACATTTGAAATCTTAGAAGGAGAACATGCCGGAAGATTGGTCTTCCAAAATTTTATGTTATCCCATCCGAACCCAAAATCGGTAGAGATTGGAAGCGAACAATTAGGTAAGTTTTTAAAAGCCGTAGGACAAGGAGGAGGTTTTGATGCCCTAGGTAATGATGCTACTGCTCTAGAAGACTATGTAAATAGGGCTTGTGTTATTTCTGTAAGTATTAAGGAAGGCACTAATGGTTATAAAGATTCTAATATAATCAATAAATGGGCAACTAGATAAAGGTTATTAATGAAATACGGAAGTAGAGAAATAGATATTAATGTATGGAATGGTGAAAAGTTAGGCTACTATATAGCAATTGATACGGAGACTGAATATATTAAGAATGTAGAAATACCTGAGATAATTACTTGTCAGGTATATTCTGGAAAACATGCTTATTATGTTCCAATAGACCGTATAAAAGAGTTCATTGATCTGCATGATAAATCTATTTTCGTATTTGCTAATGCACCTTTTGATTTAGATGTCTTAAATAAATGTTCTAACTGGGATTACTTTCCTAAGGTTGACGAGGGAGGAGTATTCGATATACAGATAATGTATAGATTACATAAACTTGCAACTACAGGAGTAATCCCTTTTAAATATAATTTAAATTTATTGTCAAAAGAATTTTTACATCTTGAATTAGATAAGAATGAGGATATAAGATGTAATTTTGCACAATTTAAAAATAAACCTATAGCACACATACCAAATGATTTTTTAGAGTATGGGGCAATGGATGTTGTAGCTACATATGATATATTCAATATATTATTAGGAGAGATAAAGGAAAAATTTCCTTCCTCAAATGTACTAGGTCATATGTATCAAATTAAAGGGTCAATTGCTTTACATCATATCCGAAGGAATGGAATAGGTTTTAACTTAGAAAAGGCAAAAGAATTTTTAGATACTGTACAAAGCGAAATGAAAGATTTATCAGAAATCTTAGCTACGTATGGTTGGGTTAGAGGGGAAAAAGGAGGAAAGAAAAGATTCAATAGAATTATTGATCGAGCAGGTATTGAGTTACCAAAAACCGAATCTGGTGATTATTCATCTAAAGAAAAAGATTTAATTAAATATAGAGACCACTATTTTATTTTCTCTTACTTAAGATATATCACTTTAGAAAAAAGAACCACATTCATAAGGAACATTACTACATCTAGAGTACATCCTAGATATAATTTATTAATGAATACAGGGAGGACGAGTTGTAGTTCTCCTAATTTTCAACAGTTACCTAGAGAAGGAAGTATTAGATCTATGTTCTGTGCCGAAGATGGCAAGACTTTTTTAATAACGGATTATTCTGCAATTGAATTAGGTACTCTAGCACAAGTCTTATATAGTAGATACGGTGCAAATGAGATGCAAAAAAGGATCAATGCAGGGGAAGATTTACATAAATATTATGCTTCGGTATTATATAACATACCAGTTGAAGAGGTAACTAAAGGACAAAGACAATCTGCTAAGGCAGCAAATTTCGGGTTTCCCGGAGGGTTAGGAATACATACATTTATTGAGTTTGCCGAAGGATATGGCTTAAAACTAACTGAAGATGTTGCTCAAAATATGAAGAATCAATGGTTTAATGCTTTTCCTGTAATGAGAAAATATTTACAAGGAGAAGAAGGTTTCGTAGAAACATTGACAAAAAGAATGAGAGCTAATACTACTTACTGTCAAGAGAAGAATACACCTTTTCAAGGACTGGCAGCAGATGGGGCAAAAATCGCCCTCTATGACTTAATTAAAGTAGGTTATAAAGTTGTAGGTTTTGTTCATGATGAAATTATTACAGAAGTAGATGAGACTAAGGCAGAAGAACTTTTAGATTTACAAGAGCATATAATGGTTGCATCTATGAAGAGTGTAGTTCCCGATGTAGATGTAGCTGTAGAATCAACTGTAAGTAAGGAGTATTGTAAATGATATTTGATAGACTTAAAAAATGGAGAGAAGCAAAAGGGTTAGATATAATAGCTTATAATAAGATAACACAGGCAGGAAATATCGCAGAAGAATTATCTGAATTACTTATTGCTTCAGATATAGAGAAACAGATGGATGCATTTGCTGATCTAATAATATATTCTATTAATGCAGTAGAAATGGCAGGTTACAATGCTGAGTCATTATTAGGAGAAGTTATAAAAGAAATTGAATGTAGAGAAGGTGTAATTATAGATGGAAAATTTTATAAGGAAAATGCGGAAACATATAAGGCTAAAATAAAGGAGTGTAAAAGATGTCAACAATAGCCAATAATATTATGACAAAATTTGATGTGCAAGATGTAGTTATTATACTACGTACTGGAACATATGCAAATACTGCAGGAGTTGTAATTGAAATTGTTCAAGTAGGGGCACCGGGTCATACAGCTATTATGTATAGAGTCGAGATGCTAGATGGTAATATAATAACTGTAGACGAAAATGATTTAATGGATTTTGAAACTTGGTTAGATGATCAAGATGATATAGATGCTTTAAATGGATTAAATGTTGATTTTGGAGACTTAGAAAATAATATATTTGAAGGAGATAAGAAATGTGAATGTGGTAGTGATAAAGTAAACTCTAATAAACATTCATCTTGGTGTCCGAAATATGACTCTTAAAGAATTGATTGATTTATTTAGACAGGGTGAAGAACCAAATTTTATTAAATTTTTAGACAGAATAGAGGATGAATATGGCGAAAAGAAATCCCCCTACACCAATAGACCCAAGAGACAGAGTAATAGACCAACTGATTGATGATAAAAATAGGATATATAAAGAGTTAAAAAAAGCGGAGGAAAATATAAGAAATTTAAAAGCACAAAAAAGATTATTAAAATCAAGGATTAAATTTTTACAGGAGAAGTACAGTGACAGAGGAAAAAAAGTACATAACGAAAAAGATTACTGATAAGGATATAGCTCTTGCTACCGAATTTGCTGAACAGCGTTATGAAAAGAGTAAAGTACATTATATGCGAAGAAGGCAGTTTAATGAGACTAAGGTTAAGTATGATATTATGATAGGTGCATTAGGCGAGATTGGGGCATATAAGATGCTTAAGAAGGATTATGGTATAGAGGTATGTAAGCCTGATTTCGAGGTCTATGAGGCTAAGAATAAGAGCTTTGATGCCGATCTAACGGATGATAAAGGACGGAAATATCATTGTAAGTCACAATCTATGGAATCCTCTTCTAAGTATGGAAGATCTTATATATTACAATGGGGAGGGAAAGGATATGGTCATACTGACAAGCTGTTTAGAAATACCGATAATAATGATTATCTCATACCTACTGAAGTGGATGTCGAAAAGAAGGAAGTGCGAATTTTTGGATGTTACAAGGTAAAGAAGATAATGGATGAAGGATATATAAAGCCACCTAAAGTCAAATGGTTAGAGGATACAAAACGTGCAATATACTTGAAAGACATAGAAAATATGCCATATTATGAGAGATGGGGTAGACTGAATAAGTTTTCTGTGTTATAGTATTTACATGGATTATGAATGGGGGCAGTTCCCAAAGGATTAAAATCGCTGTCCAAGTCCATATTACCCCATTTTTAAGGATAAATCTGAAAGTTCAAGTGGCAGATTGTACTAGAAAAAGGAAAAAACTGGATAGGTGTCCAGAAAAAGTCATGATAAAACACCAATGAATGTAGTAAAAATACATTTACTGGAGAAAAAGGCAGAGGTAGTGCCAGAAATGGTTTAAAAACGGCAGTAAGTGGAGCAAGTTTATAACCTCTAATAAAGGTTATATAACCTCGAATCGAGGTGGTTATTTCCCTAATTTACTCACATTTAGCATTTTTTCAAAAGACCTTCCTCCGGCATATGTACCTAGAAATATCTTTGCTAATTCGTAAAGTTCGGGTTTGGGATGTGCTAGATCAAATGCTGCTAGGACTATTATTCCAACCAAGAGTATAGAACATAATGGTCGCCATGTTGCTGTGATCCAGTGTTTGGAATTCGATTCTGCAATTGAGATCTGAGCTTTCGTTTCCAAGACCTTTGACTCAAATTTGAGTAGCTCTTGTTGAGCTTTCGCTTGAGTTTTTGCAAGCTCATTCCTGAGTTTGCCTTTTTCTTCTTCTGAGACATGTAGTTCATCTATAATCTCCGATGCAGGTTTAAATATATCTGTTATAAAGCTTAGTATACCCATTAATTTCTTATACCTAATTCACCTAATTCAGATAACTTTCTTATGTTCTCTTCATTTAGTCTTTTCTTTTCATTTCTAGATACATTTCTAGCTTTAGCTTCTAAAACCTTTCTATCATAAAAAGAACCTTTAAATTCTTCTTTCTTCTTAGGTATTTTTCTATCTTTAATAATAGATTCTAATATATTAGTAGATTCTATTTTTACTTCTTTCTTTTTAACAGAAGCAGGTTTTCTTATACTTTCAACTACTTCTTTTACTTCAACTTTTTTGGTAGGTTTACTTGTAGATTCTTTCATTTCGAGTTTTAAATCTTTTATAAGTTCATTATATTTTTTTTCTTCTTTAGCATTTTTTCTAGGATAATCCTTAGATAAAAATCTTAAATCGCTAGAAAAATTAGTTTTATCTTTTCCAAAATGAAAATGATCTTCTTCTATAAGCAAGTCTTCAAAACCTGCTCCTTTAGCTTGCTTTAAGGTCTTAGCAATTTCTTTAACAAATTCCCTATATTTATTTCCCTTATACTTACCAGATTTACCTTCTCTAAAAGCTTCTGTTAATTTACTTTTAAAATTTTTGGGTAAAGATATATCTACAGCTCTTCCTGTAGAATGTTTACCTAATTTAAAATTTTCATACCGAGGGTTTTTAGGATCTCTTACAGCACTAGAAATATTTCTTTTCTCTTTTCTATTTTGGGTAAATACATATAGTGATTCTAAAACATCTTCAGGGATACCTGTGAATGTAGGTTTTTCATGTATTACAGCTTTTGATTGTAAATATTTTAACTTTCTTTTTCTTTCATTTCTTTTTGCAGTTTTAGATATAGGTTTATAAGGATCAAATCTCATCTTACATCCCTTTTGATTTGAGGTAGAAGAAAATACAGGCAGCAGTACCAGACACAATAAAAGTAATGAACTTATAATTGTCTTTAAAAAAGTGTACCACGTAAAGCGGTTTAATGTCTGTTTCAATAACTTCAAGTCGATCCTCCAATATGTCAGTTCTTTTTATATGGTACTGTAAATCGGCTTCCATACGAATCTGACTTTCCCTAATTATTTTAACGTCTTTTTTTAACTCTTTCATATCTTACCTAATAAGGTTTACGCTTTGCCTTATCCTTTGCTTTTTCATATATCTTAGCTTCTTGCAACTGATCTTCTTGTTCTAAATCAGGAATAACACTATCTTGTCTAAACTTAGTTAAAAGCTCACTTTGTATTTTAAGTCCAAATTTACCTTTAACTTGAGCTTCTATTTCTTGCTTTTCTTCTTCTGTAACAGCTCTTCCATCCCATCCCATTCCGGCTTGAAAAAATTCAGCTAATTTCGGGTTTTGAGATAATGTATGTAGTTGTCCAGAAGCATTACCTTCATTTAAAGATTTTCTTAAAGCTGACGCTTCATCAAACATTCCTTGACCATGCATTATAGTTAAAATATCATCTTTTCTTTTTTCTGCTTCTTCTGTAGATCTAGGTATTGGATTTTGCATTAAGTCTACAGTAGAGTTAGCTTCTGATAAGGTTTGTCCTAATACTAAGTTATTTTTCGTAGCAGCAGCTCCAATTTTTGCTGCTAATTTTTCAAACTTATCTGGGTTATTTGCAAAAGCATCTGCTACTTTCTTTAGTTGATGTACCATAGATGCAGGTGTTGAAGGATTTACTACTAATTTATTAAAAGCCATACCTACACCGATTGCTGCTTTATCAGGTACTCCCATAGATCTAGTAATTCCTGCCATTACCATTCCTCGATAATTCAAAGCATCTTTAAGAGAAGATAATACTCCGGGTGAGTCTAACTTATCTATTGTCTGAGCAATAGCTATTTCAGCATGTTCTAAGTCACCATAATTTTTCTTATGTGCTAAAAAAGCATTCATAATAGTTTCATCTTCTTTTACCATAGGAGATCTTAATACTCCCTCATCTATTTCTCCAGTTAAAGCTCCAACTACTTTCTCATCAAATTGTTGTCTAGATAAATCAGCACTATTACTTACAATAACTTTCTTACCTTCTTTATCTCTTAATCTTTTACCTATTTGAGTTTTCATTCTTTGTAAATCTTCTAAAGTAAGATCTTTTGCTTCTAACTTCATAGTCTCTACTTTACCTGCTATATTTCCTTCTGCATCGAAAGTTATTTTTGTTTCAGGAACTTCATTAAAGAAATTTCGCTTTAAAGAATCTACATGTTTAGAAGCTTGTGATGTAGCAAATTCATCTCCAGAGTCTAATATAGGATCTAGGTAATCAGATGTTATATTGTGGAATATAGAGTCACCTTTAACAGTTTCAGATTCTTTACTTGCCTTCCTAACAAGATTCCCTATATCTGCACCTATTTCATCTGAAAATTGAACTAATTTATCATAAGTTTCTGTATATGTTTGACCCGGTTCTATTAAACCTACTCCTTTTTTATCTTTAAGTGACATTAAGTTATCTGCCCAATCTTGCATTGAACGTCCACCTCTTCTTAATTTAGTATTTAATTCTTTTCTAATCTTTCCTGCATATCCAAAAGCTTCTGCTAACGTACCTGCCATATATTCTTTAAACATACCTGCAGTTTTAGCTGTTTGTGAATCTGCTATTTTAGCTATACCAACTGGAGCTAAATTACCTGCTATTTCCCATCCACCTGCTCTAACTACAGCATCTGCAGCCTCTTCTAAAGATAGTGTCTCACTTCTTTTCTTTGGTTCAGAGTAACCTAATCCTGCAGCAAGTCCAGTAGCAACTGAGGCAGGTATTCCACCTAAACCTAATGCAGCACCACCTGTAACCATTGCTCCTGTTACATTTCCTACACCAAATGCAGCCGGATTATTTTTTTCTATATCTTCTAAAGCTTCTTCATAAGAATTTCTTTTACCTATATAAGCTTCTCCAAAAGAACCTAATGTTAAGTCTCCTTTTGTTATATCTAATATAGTTTCTGCTCCTGCACCTATCTCTGAAGAAAAACCTAAAGTTGCACCTTCAACCGCTCCTGCTCCTACAGCGAAAGCTGCGTCTATACCTTCTTCAGTTACCGGAACCCTATCTCTAGGAGATAATCCGGAAGCTTCGGGATTGAGCTTATCTTCAGCTAATTCAGCTTCCTTCTTCTTTATAGCTGCTATTTTCTCTTCTCTATGTATAGCTGCAATTTTTTCTTCTCTAGTCATAATTACTCCAGTATTATACCTAACTCTTTCATTCTTTGATCTAATGCTTTATCTGAGGCTTTACTCCAATCTTTTTCTTTTTCAACTTTAGAAGCTTTCGCACCTTTTTCATTAAATTCAAAATTAGTAGCTTCTCCTATTTCGTACTCTTTAGGTATTTTTTTACCTTGTAGTATTTTCATAGTTCTTAAATTTCTATCTTTAAGCATTTTTAATTTACGTTGCAATTCTTTAACTTTAACATCAAAAGTAGCATCATCATCTTCCATTGATGGTACAGACTCTTTTAACCACCTTCTTTCAGCATCTGTAGCTTGTGCTCCGGTAGTGGCTTTAGTTACACTAGCTAAGGTTCCAATAACATTTGTTTTTAATTGGGTATATTCTTCTGGAGCAGCATCAAACATTTCTGCTAATCCTTGACCAAAACTTGCAAATATACCTGTATTTACTTTACCAGATAATTCTGCCATTCTGTTTGCCATACCTAAAGTTTGGTCTATAATAGACAATTCTTCTACTTGTTGTCCGGTTGGGGTTTCATATTGTTTTTCTTTAAACCCATGTGTTTTTCCAAACTGTTTTCCGTATCTAGCACTTTCTTTTTCACGAAAAGCTAATTTTTCTTTATTAAATTCATGTTGACCTATATTTGACCAAGCCCGAACTTTTTGTGCTTGAGTCATTTCTTCTTCAGCATTCTCTTGCATCTTTTGATTTTCTATTGCTCTTTTTCTTTCTCTATCTATTATGCCTTCACCAACTTTCTGACCTGCGATTGCACCTTCATAACCTGCTACATCTTCACCCATTGCTACACCAACAGCGGTTCCTAACAGTTGAGGAGTCATCAATAATAGAGCTGAAACCATTTGATCTTTCATCGAAGGTTTCTTCCTATTATTAGGATTCAGTTTTTCAATTGATTTATCAGTCTTTTTAGGAGATTCTAAAATCTTTTTAACTTCACCAAAGGCTTTATCAGATAAACTAAGACCACTTTTTTCTACGTGTGTTCTAGCCTCATCCATTACCTCACCACTGGAAATGACTTTATGCATATCCTCTTTACTTTTTCTATCTATGTTGACCTTTTTAGCCGCATCATAAATTTGTTCTTGAGATTTTTCTTTACTCATTCTATGCCCCTGTATTTAATATAGCTAATTTTTCTTGAACTTTTTCTGGCGTGATTGCTTCTTTATTAGCTATCATAGCTGTTATAATACTTTGTCTTAATTCATCTTTAAAATCTTTTCTTCCAGTAGTATATTCTAATTCTGCCTTATCTTGTCCTATATCATATTGAGATACATCTGCTGCCATTTGAGCTTTTCTTTCTGAAGCCGCTTGTTTTGCTGCTAAATCTCTTGCAGCTAAATCTCCTTCAAAGGTTGCCATTTGATTCATACCTCCGGCTAAAACTCCTGCTGTTCTACTAGCTGCTGTAGCTCCTTTAATACCTTTATCAACTCCGAATGCAGCCGCTGCTCTTAAATTAGCTGAAGTTTGTGCCCCTACTTGAGATTGTTTTTGAGATCTTTCTAATTCTTCCATACCAGTTTCTATACCTGTAGAAGCTCTTCTAGACAATTCTTTTAATCTAGATTGAGTATCTGGATCATCAGCTAGTTTTTTAAAAGCTCCTGCTTTAGTTGATTCATAAGCTGCCATTATAACTCCTCTGCGGTATTTAAGTTTGACATAAGAGAAGTAGCCCCTCCTTTGCCTTGTGCCTGTAAACTATTTATTATTTGTTGTCGTCTTTCTAAAGGTTTTCTTCTTCGGGCTTCCATAAACTCTAATCCGGCTTTATCTTGACCTATATCAAATTGTTTCATATCCATACCCATTGTAGCTTTTTTATCTGCAGCTTCTTTTTTAGCTTGATAAGATCTAGCCATTTGCCCCATTTCAAATTGAGCTGATTGTTTTTTTGCTTTTTGATCTATGCTTTGCATAACAGAGCTAGCTGCGGCTCCTCTCATACCTTGTCCACCTAATACAGATTGCATTCTTCTACCGATGGATTTTTGTTGTCCTCTAATTGCTGCTCCGACTTGAGCTTTTTCAGCTTGCTTTTGTTGTAAGCTTAAACCACTTTGAGCAGTTTGGGATAATTCAGCTTGTCTTTGCTTTAGTGCATCAACATCAGATAATTTAGAAAATGCTTGTCTTTTAGATAGGGCTGTTTCAGCTTGACCTTGTTTCCTTATTCTTTCCCCTTCTCTACCAACAAATTCTCTAGATGCTTTTCCTTTCTTTTCTAAAGCTTTTATTTTTTTATCAATTTCGTTTTGTTTTTTAGTGTTCCATTGTTTATCTTCTTCTTCTCGTTTTTCTGCATATAATTTTTTTAATTCATCAGAAGTATCTAATGTATCTGACCAATATTCTTGATCTCCCATAGCAGATTTATTTAGACTTGAAGCTTCTTTTTTAATATCTGCATATTCTTTCTCACGAGCAGTATCTTCTTCCCTATGTCTAGTTTCTTTTCGACTTTCTTGCTTAACTATTTGCATGTATCTTTGATGTTCAGGGTTAGATTTCATCATAAAAACTTTATCACCCTCTTTACCATATTTTTCTTCCATATCACCAAGCCAAATTTGATGACGTTTATCAGCTTCTTCTTTTCTTTTTTTCTCTTGCTCTCGTCTTACACTTATTGCGCTCATAATTTCCTCTATTTCATAAAAATGACACTTACTGTGACATCTTCTGTTCCATAATTTTTTAAGGATATCGAGGATTTACTCCACGCATCCGATGCTGATTTTGCTACTAAAGATCCCCCTGTCTGACTTGTTATTATATACTTAGACGGGGTTACTGTCAAGGCATTTGGGAAATTAGCCGTTGCTCCGGCTTTAATTACCTTATTTTTGACCTCAAAAGATTCAAAGTTATCTGTTAAGGTAAGCTTTGATAAACCTGTCATTAGTTCATTAATAACATCAAAGAGAGAATCTAATCCACTTAAACCAAATTTCATACCTTTAGCTCCCCGGGTTTATATGGTGTTGCCACCTCTATCTCTATACCCTTTATAACCAAAGGTTCATTATATGTATTTGTATGTTCTATAAGAAATCTACACGACATACATTTAGTACCATTTAACTTAGTCATGCCCCATTTTTTAGTACTTTGATTTATAAGTAAATTATATTTTGTAGCTATAGTAGAGGGTCTATAATCTCTTTGTTGTTTTATACTATTTATATTTGTAGACGACCATTCTTGTCCATAACCATCTGAATCTGCTGAATATATTTTTATCCTTAAAAACTTTTTAGGTGTAGCCGGATCTCCCAAACTTTCCCAATGAGTGCCATATTTTGCAGGAATGCCTGTTAAAGTAACTAGGTCTGCTATTCCTTCACAATCACCTAATTTATTGACTGCAGTTTTTTCAAAGCTGACTAAATGACCATCATTTGCTACTCCAGTTGAATTATTAACTTCACTAAGGTATGTGTAATATAATTTATTATTAAAAAAGGCAAAGCCGCCACTAGCTCTGATGACGGTCCAATCGAACCATGCATCTCTTTTATAATCGTATGCTAAACAAATACTACCGTCTGCACCTTCTATACCGTTATTTACAGCTTCAAAAGCACCTGCTCCCGAAGCTACTCCTTTATTAGGTATGTAGACTACAAATATATCTCTTTCCTTCCAATTATATGCTGATATTCTATTCCATCTTTTATCAAGATCATCTTTTAGCTTAGTAAATGTCTTTTTAATTAATTTACTAACTTCAACTACTTGATTACCTTTAACAGCAAATACGCCATTTTTGTTTGTAAAGAACAACGATCCCTCTACTTCGGTTAAAGAATTAGGAGCTAATGTACCTATTTCCGGACCCGAGGCAATTTGGGATACACGAAAATTATCTTGGATTAAATCTCCGGACATCATATGTATCTTATCTTGTTGAAATATGTATAAGACTTGTCCCACGGTTTTTATACCTGTAACTTTCTCATCTACATTAAATGCATTTGTTCCTTGAGGAAAGTTTTCTGGGGCATCATAATCTGAATAATATACTGTAGTTGGATTATCCGGATCTCCAGATAATATAAGTTGATTGTTATATGTAGTTGATAGAGTACATTTTTTAGGTGCCGCTCCGGGGATTTTGTCCGGAACTATGAAAGGTTCGGAGGCAGCTAAAGATGAATCGGATTGATAATCACGAAATACAACTGTTTTCTCTGTTGTGAACGCACCTATATCAAAGTTATCATAACTATTTGCAGGTTGAGCTATTTCTTCTACGAGATAGTAGGTTGGATCTGCTATATAAGATTTTATATCTGGATACCAAATATTTTTTGTTCTGTATATTAATATTCTATGATTTGAAGCAGATGCCCACATTTCCCAATCTGCTGCATTTACTACTCCTCCTGAAAAATTACTAAAATCTCTAAATTCATTTGCACCACTTGTAAAAAACCAATTTGGATCTCCCTCTACAACTGGTTCTACCACTATTTCCCAATATTTCCAGTTAGCAGCATCGTGAGATCCTGTATATCCAGCACCATTAGTTATTCCTGAATCTTTAATTAGACCCCCATCTGTCTTACTTAAAACTCGGTATTCTCTAGAAAGATAATGAAAATGTCCTGTAGCTCCATCAGAATGAGCTTGTTTACCTGCGGCAGTATCTACATCACATAAAGCCTTAGTTGTATGACCTCCGACTCCCTCATCGCATTGCCCTACACCTGCAGTATTTCCATGATTGTGTGCAAAGACAATATCTCCGACTTCTATTTCACAGGAAATATTATTAGTTAAAGCTGCGTCTGTATCAATCGGGTATGTAGGCATGGAAGGACATTCTAAAGTATACATTACATTTCCCATTCCACCTATAATAAGTGATCCCCTTGCATTAGATGTTGCACTATTTTCAAATGGAATACTTAGTTCGTTAAAGTCTACTCCAGTAGTTGAATCATAAGATAGACCTATATCTTGTCTAAAAACACCGAGAGAGTCGTCTAAATGTTGAGAAGATGGTGTTCCGTAATGTATATTTCCTTTAGCATCTTTGTGTACTTTTTGATACAAATATCTATAAGAAGATGCACCTTTACTATCTATTTCTAAATCATCGTGAGGTTCTATACTTGTATTTAGGGTTGCTAATGATGTATTTTCATCATAAGCTGTTATGGAAGCAAACCCTGTAGTAGATCCTGCCTCTGAAGTATAAGAAAATATATCTCCTATACGTAGACTAGTAGTATTACTAGGGATAGGAAGAATATTAGTTGCGTAATGTATTTCAGTATAAGTAGCATTAACATCTAAATATTTATATATTAAATGATAAGATCCAGCAGGTAGATAATGATGTATTGTACAACCAGTATTTCTAGTTTCTCCTGTCTCATCTTCTGCGAAGGATGCTATACTACCATAACTAAAACTTTGTCCCAAAACTAATGCTGGCGAATATTTGTGTATCCTTAATACTCCTTTTTTATTCTTTTTAGATGTTATAGCTATACTTCCTACCTCAAACCATTGCCAAGAACCTCCTTTTTGTGTTAGAAAAGGAACATATGTATCTAGATCCCCAAACTCATCAGATTCTGATGTTCGACCTCCTACTACGTGTATACTTCCTGAAAGAGCTAATGAAATATTATCACAATAAGCAGTAGAGAGTGCAAAAGGTTCATCATTAAAGGTTATAGGTACATCATAAGTAGTTGTAGATTCAGTATGACTACCTAAAGTTAAGTCATGCTCATGATGCATAAATAAGGTTTCTGTATCTATTGAAAAAGAAGGTAAATTACTTACATTACTTACATCACTCTTAAATCTTTTTGCATCGGTTGTTCCATCATCTATAGTCGGTATAATAGGTTCACTATAATCTATATCTGTATCTGCCCCATCCCATGTACTGAGCAAAGAGGCTTCTTGTAACATATGTCCATCATATTTAAGCAGACCACGGCTAGAAACGCCTGTTATATAGACGCAGTTTTTTAATAAATCCATAGATGGGTTTTCACCAAGATCATTTACTACGTGAACCTTATCTACATATCCTAAAAGTTTATCTGTAGCATAAGTATTACTTGATGTTCCTATGTAATCTTTTCTAGGAATAGGTGCTCCAGATGTAGAGGAAAGAATATCATTAGTAGAACCGTCAGTATACCATCTTACTATATCTTCAGAACCTATAGTTATAAGCTCATCTATTGTTGCTGCAATTCCTGTATTTTGAATTATAAGTGGAACTGCATCATTTACATAAGGTAAAATTCCAAATCCTTGTTTGGTAGCATCCGTAGTATGTGCTTGTATACCATATCTAGTAATTAAAGATCCTTGATCATTTAACATTAGATTTTGAGCTGTAGTTGCATGATGCGGACTACGTTCATAATCGGAGCTAGAGGTATCTAAGCCTTTAAACTTGTTAAAAACTCTTAATATTTTATGAGGCATTGCCATTAATATATACTCCAATCATCAAATTGATTTATTTCGGGTATCATTTGTACATCGTCATTTATATGTTTATATGAATCTACTATTTCTTTTTGCATTTGCAGTAATTCTGACATTGCTTCTGTAGAATCGACTGATGAATCTCTTTTTAATATTTTCCATTCGGTATAAGCTATAATGTATCTTTCGCATATTTCGGGTAGTTCGGGTGTAAGAGTTTGTTTTGTAGCATCTGATACCGCAGCTACTAATTCTTTTAATCGTTTAATGTATGTTACTCTTAATTTACCGGAGCTTGGTTTTCCTACAGGAATAATTTTTCCTGAGCTTCTTACATAGAAAGATGGACTACCTGTGCTTCCCGGGGATCTATTTTTTAAACTAGTTTCTTCTAAAACATAGTAATCATCACTACTTCCCGTAGAACTGTATTCTACATTAAGTACTTTGTTGTTAATTAAAATAAGTGGAGCTGCCGTTGCTAGGTCATATTTTTCACTTCCATCTACTGTTATTTCTGCCTCATCCGAAAATACATCCGGGTGTTGCTGAACAATTAAAGACTGTAACCTATATTGAGCATCATTTAAATACTGTATAAATTCTGTATCATCTATACCTATATTACTAGGCGTATCCACATCTGTATTTTCAGTTGTTACTCTAATATGTGTAATTAAATTTGCGACTGTTTTCATACTATGTCCTAATTTTTACTTGGTTATCTCGTCTTAATGCCGAAGATACGGCTCTTTGTAAGTTTGCAAAGGCTGCCTGATCTGCCCCCATTTTTGCTGTATATACTCTTTCTGTTCTAGCTTCTTTTTCTCTTCTTTTTCGTTCTCTCTCTGCTTTTTCTCTAGCTTGTCTAGCTTTTTTTGCTTTTCTAGATCCCATGAAAGCACCTAAGATTGCTGAACCTGCTATGACACCTATTCCTAAAGGAGTTAATGCTGCTGCTGCTCCTACACCAGTCGTCATTCCACCTACACCTAACATACTTAAACTACTTACAGCACCTAACCCTGTAGATAAACCACTTAAACCTCCAGACATAGTTCCATCTTCTGTTTGAGCTGCTAATTGAGCAGTTGTATCACCGAGTGCTCCCATTCCTTTATTAAATTGTGTGGAAGATCCACTATCTATTCCTTTAGAATCTTTTGTTTGAAGAAAAGAACTGTCTTGTTGTACATTTTCTGCAAATTGATCACTTATACTTGGACCTAAATCAGGAGCTGCTTTACCAAAATCTGGATTTGCTACAGGAGCACCATCTACCATTATATCTTGTTGTCCCGGTAAATAAGATTTTTGAGCAATATTTGTAGCATGATTTATTGCTGCAGTATTTTGAGCTAAATCATTTCCTGTAATTAAATTACCTACATCCATAGAAGGAGATGTCTTAGATATTTTTCCTAAAGCAAATTCACTAGCACTTAAAGGTTGTATATTAGGAGAATCCATTAATAAAGAAGTTTCTCCCGGAGCACCGAAATTAGATATAGTTCTTTTATCTATCCATCCTCTATTAATATCATAAACTAGATTGGGATCGCTAGGATGTTTTTTTCCGTGCTGTATTGTCATTCTATACTCCGTAATATAATTTAGCTGAATCAGGATAATCACCGCTAGATTTAGCTATTTTTACATGTAATAATAGAGAATCAGATATTCTAGTCACTTTCGTATTTGTTGCATGAGTAGTTATATCTACACTGAGTAACCCACTTCCACTAGCTATATTAGAACTCTCTAAAGTGATTGCAGACGCTGTGCTCCCACCTGTACATATCATTATTAAATTCTTAGCGTCTGAGGGTAACACATGATATTCTCCATCTGTTAAATCTATAAAGTGTGATGCTACTGCCATAATATTCTCCTATTTTTGACTTCTATAGTATAAATCTAAATCACAAAGTGCTGTCTCTTCTCCACCTAATTGACATGTTGCCCTAACATGGGGTAAGAGGGGTGTATCTAATATTGCACATTGACAAGCTGGACCTGTCGTACATTCAAATTCTATTGCTTCTCCAGCACTATCTGTAACAGCACTAAAACTACTACCATCAGGACTATGCTCTAGAGTAAATTTAATTGTTCCGCTTCCTGTACATTTTGCACATAAAAGTAAGTCTATCATATGATTTTCTAAAGCAACTGAATCACTTGTGTGAATAGTCTCACTAGCTTTAGGGCAAGACACTTCTTTTAAAATACTAACAAAATTTCCTGATGCCATTATTTCTCCTTTCTATAAAATAGAGATGCTATACATTGTCCTGCGGTGCAAGCTCCATCTCCAACATATACAACTCTTACATAATGTAAATGAGGTGCGTTTAGATATGTTATTACATGATTACCTGTAGCCGAACAATTATTTATAGCATCTATATAAGTTACTGATCCTGCTCCTCCACCTCCGGAAGATCCTTCTACGTAAATTTTTTCTGCGGTAGTTACCGATAATTTTAAGTCTCGCCAATCTAGAGATCCTTCAATATTCGCAGATCTTTTCAAAGTATCCTCTACATTTGTATAAGCCTCATCATCACTAATACCTGTAGTATATCCTCTAGCTTCGTTTACACAGTTTTGGCAATCCGTAGGAACGTCACCCCATCTATAATAAACTTCTAATCCACCACCATTTGCTGTCCAATGTCCGGTTGCTCCATCACTATGAGCTTGTTTTCCTACTAACGTATCAGCATCGCATAAGGCTTTGGATGTATGTCCCGGCATATTTTCATCACATCTATACATTCCACTTGGAAATGGCTCTATATATGCCCAATCTCCGGGTTTTGTCATAATTGATTGAGGGTCCATTAAGTCGTGAGGTACGCTTGGTGCGTTGTCCATTGGAGTAAATCCGTAAGCTGCAGGAGATCCTGCTTGCCCTCCGGTTAATCTTTGAGCGTTATCTCCCCATATAGATTCAATAGGGCAATCACACATTTTATGTGGATTCCCAGTATCTTTCCACCAAGAGTCAGAATGAAAACTTGTTTCATCTATATACCCTTGAAAAGCATATCTAGAATCTGTTGCTGCCGCTTCTAAAAATCCTGAAGCAAAGAATGTTGTTGGAACATATGTATCTGAGACATTTTTTAAATGTTTATCATGTATAGCTAAGGTGGCAATACCATATGCATCTACTGTTTTTGCAGCATCAAAACCTTTGTTAATATTTATAGTATCGGTTAACTGTCCATCCATAGAAACATGAAATTCATATCCTTCATTGGCGTGTCCTCCTACGGTTGGGTCTGCATCTGGACCTAAGTAAGCAGTATCTCCATCAGAAGCTACTCCTTTATAATTTAATATTATATTATGCCAAGAATCATCTAATAAATTAACATTCTCTGTCGTAGGTGTTGCTCCGCTATAAGAAACATTTCTTTGAACTGCGGAGCCTTGGTTACATTTATAAGCAACCCATTGATCAGCATCATTTTCAAATCCATTAAAAGATATAAGTAAGTGAGGAAGTTCATTTCCTTGTATGTTCCATGTACCATCGGTTTTTACTTTATCTGTTAAAGAAACGGTTATTCCTTCACCAAAATCTTCGTTAGGAGCAGTACCTGTTTTACCACCGCTTCTAAAAAGAATTGGTCCGTATGTTGTATTTGCATTTTCAGCTATAAAGGTAGCCGAATCCCCTGAATTATCTGCTATTTTTATCAGATTGGCATCTATTCTATTCCAATTCTGGGCACTGTAATATCTATACTTAATATTAGCATTACTACCTTTATTATTAAAATCATATTGTATTCCGTAATCACTATTTGAACTGTCGGTGTCACTAGGATTACCTATTGAATTTAAAGTGTGTCCTGTAGTCCCGTCTCCAATATTGGCATGTCCTGCACCAAGTTCCTCAAAGTCGAAGAACCCTACACAAGGATTCGTTACAAATCCAGTTAAACTTAAATCATATTCTTGCTGAGGTTTTCCGTCTAATGCTCCCGGAGTAGATGCTCCATACAATTTATCTACATTTTCCTGAGTCATGTATTCGGAATGAAATGCCTCTTGAAGAATATATCTTTTATCAAGTGTCGTGCCCAAAGCTTGAGTTGTACCATAAGTACCGTCCCAATAATAACCATGGTGAATATCATATTCAAAATCGTCCATTACATACGGAACACTACCGTCTAGAGCTGCAGTTACCGAGGAATGACTCTGTTGATAACATTCATAGCCATCAACGTAATATCTAAGTCCTGCAGCACCTTCTGCAACTTCTGGAGAAAGAGCAGCCCAATTATCAACTGCCGGATCTGCTGCTGCTTTGAAAGTAAGGACAATATGATGCCACTCTCCATCTGTAGGGTCTACAATTGTCTTTTCGTCTTGATCTCTATTTCCGGCAGCTACTGCATTTAATGTTCCTCCATCACCAGTATACTTTGCCGTAGTTCCGGTGTTAGGAGATCCATCATATGCAGCACTAAATTGTACTACTCCTGCTCTGGAGTTTGTTCCATTACGTGCAGCATACGAAGCAGATAATATCGTTGTACTATCCTCTATGAAATAGAATTTGGGAGCACTAGACGCCCATACACCAGAGCAATAGAATCCATGTTTTCCTGCGGAAGGAGCAATAGCGGCATTCATAGTCGTGAGACCATAATGATTAGCCCCTTTATAATAAGTAGTAGAATATTTTTCCCACCAAGATATAGTCCAACTCTTATCTGTTCCTACAATTCTGTCAGCTCCTACAGCAGTTCCGGGCATAGTGAGAACATGAGAACCAGTCTGATTTGTATCTAAATATACTTCATTTTGAGCAGGAACATATGTTGTTGCCGGAACCTCGCCACTTTTCATCCATAAAGATAGGTTGAAGGGTGAAGTTGCATCTAATTTATGCTGTATTATGTCTACGCCACTGAAATTTGTGGTTAATTTTAAATGTTTATTTTTGTAATCTGGGTCGGTTCCTGAGGAAGGTCTTTTTGGAGCTGTATCTAAATATTTCTCATTTCCCCAAGAGGTTGCAGCTTCTCCCCCACTAATTTGTTTGGTTTGAACTGTAGCCCAAGATCCTGCTGAACCATCGGGACTATGTTCTAGACGAGCTTTAACATCAGCTCCTACAAAGCAGTCTGATACAAAGAGTACATCTCTTATTCCATGAGGGAGAGATATGGCTTCACATTCTAAATCATTAGGATCATCTCCATCTCTAGCGAGCTTTGTCGCAGTAGTTCCGCATAATTCTATTTTATTAACTGAAGCCATATATTCCTCTATTTATTAAATTTTACTGTCTACGTCTGATCCTATAATAATCATCTGTACATCTGCTTCTGCTGCTGCAGGAGATCCTGCTATAGTTCTTATTATAACTCTTACAGATGACTTTGTAGGAATAACATTAGCATTTTGATCTGCCGATTCGCACGAAGCAACTGCTATAGGTTTTGCTGCAAAAGCTTGATTTAAATTAACAGTGTAATCTCCAACATCATTATCCGTAACTGTTACCTGATTAGAATCCGGTCCTTCTGCAGAAAGCGTTCCTGTACTTCCTTCTAATCTTAAAGATATAATTCTTAGTTTCCTCTGTGAGGATTTAATACTTCTTAACATTTTTTACTCCTTGGTAAAATTCTCAAGTTAATCTCCCTTTAAAAAACCCCAGAATTTTAGCAGTTAAGCAGACTCTTCTGGGGAACTAGGTAGGGAGGAAAACCCAGTTTTTTTACTTTATTAAGCTAGGTCTGTTAAAACACCTTGGAAAGCAGGGTTGATGTATACTTCAAGGTATCCACCATATCTTGCTTCATAAGCATCTGATTCAGCTTTTCTTAAGAAAACCGTTCCATCATCATCGAACCAACCAAAATCTGGTCTGTGGTGAATATGGATGTGATTATCATTAAGAGCATAAACTCTATCGTCATCACAAAATCTTTCAGGAAAAATCCCTACTGGACCTGCACTTGACATAAATTCTACACCAGAAAAACTAATATCAGCACCAGATTTAGACTTAAGTCCTGCTCTAGTATTAACAGAGTATCTTTTCTGATCTTCTAAAACATTCAATATTTTTTCATATTGTTTGTAAGAAGTAATAAGTAGATTTGGTGCTTTACCACATTTTTTCTCAACATCTAACATAAGCTTATTAAGCAAGTCAGTTGAAATAGAAGCAGAAGAAGCACTATTTTCTACAGAAGACCACTTTCTAGTAGCTGTAATACCATAAGGTGATTTACTTGCAGAAACAAGATTAGCCTTACTTTTTACAATACCTTTTAAACCTTCAGGATCTTTATCTTTAGAACCTTGCATATAAATTATATCTGTTGCCAATACACCTCCGGTATCTGCTCCAGAAATAATTACTTCTGCATTTCCATTAGCAAGAATTTCAACTGAAGTTATTTCTAATGGACTTCCTGCAACTGTTCTAGCAGAACCACCTGCTTGAGTAATATCTACTAAATCACCTTCTTCAAGATCAGCTTCTTTAAAAGTACCTGCAGTTAATGTACAAGTATCTGTAGAAATACTAGCAACTGTACCTAACTTACCTGAAGCATCATTAAAAAGAATACGAGACATATTTCTCATATATGACTCAACGCCTTTTTTAACTACTTCTTTAGTAGCTCTAACAAAAGAACCTTCATCTTTAAGAGCAGCTTTTATCGTTTCACGATCAACTTCTACTCTAGCATAAAGTTTCTTTGCTTCAATTTCAGCAGGTTCATAAGTTGCAGATGAAGCTTTTGGTAAACTACCAGAACCAACACCACCTGCGAAAGATTGTGGAATTGCAATTTGCATTTTTGAACCTACGAAATTGTAGGATTTTTTACATCTTCCTAATAAGACATTAGATGAGTTATATACGTTTTCAGATAGTTTCTCATATTTTATCTTAAATAGGGCAGATGCGTCTGTTAAATTAAAATTAGCCATTTTAGACTCCTATTATAAATTGTTAATAATTAGTCGAAATCATCGAAATCGACAAAGTTTTCATATTCCTCAGAAGTCCTTGTAGGCTGCTCCTTTGATTTATTCTGCATCTTCTTTGATACAGCTTTTGATGCTTTCTTTTGCTCACCACCATAAATGTCTTTTACAATCTCTGTAACTTGTTCCTTAGTAAATTCTGGATTATCAAAAATTATCTTTTCGATTGCATCCACAACATACTGATTTGAAGCTAGAGAAGGTTGTACGTCATTAATTACAACATCCGCTCTAGTAAATGCATCCTTATGCCTAAGGTAGTTTACTATGAGTTCCGGATTTAGTTGATCTTTTAAATCAGTCTCCTTTAATTCATCATATGCGTTATCAAAATCATCATCACTAATACCGTAAGTTGATTGTAAAGCAGAAATCTTTTGTTCCAGTTCCGTATAGGCTTGCTGTTGATTACTACTTTGCTTTTCAGACTCACGCATTTGTTCTAAATACTTATTTTCTTCTTGCAATTGTTCATTACTTAACTGATCTTGAGATAGTGTTCTTCTTCTATCTATTTCTGGAGTTAAGTTTTGAATTAATTGTTGTTTAAATTCATAAGGTTTCATTCCTGCAAACTCAGCTAGAAATCCTAAAGCTTCTACTGCTTTTCCTGATTGCATTTTTTCAGCAAATTCACCTATATAATTATTTATATATTCTTTTTCTTTATCATAATCTTCTTTAGATTTTTCATATTCTTTTTTAGATATATTAAGCTCATTAAATCTTTTATCATAAGGTACTTTACCTGAATAATTTTCTAATAAGTCTTTAAGAGTTACATCTATTTCTTCTCCATCAACTTTATGTCTAAAAGTGGTTTCTTCAGCAACTTCCTGTGCGATGTCTTTAAAACTACCTTGTTTATATCTAGTTTCTTCTTTTTCTTCAGCTTCAACTTCAGTAGCCTCTTCTCCCTCTTCAGATTCAGCAATTTCCTCTTTTCTTTTATCCTTTGCCGGGACCTTAGATTTCCCCTCTTCTTTCGTTGATGTTTCTTCACTTCCCTTTTCCAAAAAGTCTTTAGCGTCATTCATTAATTCCTGTGAATTTTTTGTATTGGTTAATGAATCTAGATCATCAAAAGACATAGCAGATCCAGTATTTAAATCTGACTCTTCTGTACCTATAACTTCATTTACCTCTACATTTTCTATTGCATCACTCATTTAGTTATCCCCTCCTCTTTTTCCGTTCCCGGAATTATTGTTGTAATCTCATCACCTCTATTTGCTTGTCCATGAGCTTCTGCAGCCATATGTTCAGCAGAACGTGCTGTATAAGATGGAGCAGCTATTGGAAACATAGCTAGTTCAGCTATTTTTGCTTCAAATAAAGGATTTGTTTTTGCTTTTTCAATCATTGCATATTCAGTAACAGCTATATGTTCTATCATAACCATTCTTATTTCTACAGGTGTCTCTTCTTTAAAAGATCTAGACTGTAAAGACCTAACGTGAGTTTTCCAATGAATAATATGATCTTCCCATGTTTCAGGATCACCTGTTGGTTTTCCTGCCAAAATATCTTCATTTTCAGATTCGGCAGCTTTAACTGCAGATGTAAGTAGTGTATTCATTTTTTCTGTATCGCCAAATTCTAATAAATCAATCCATCTTTCATTAGATAGTAGATCCGGTTTCATTTGCATTATTTCAATTATACGTTGAATTTTTCCTGCTTTAGATTCTGGAAGAGCTGACCCTACCTGTACACGTACATCATAATCTTTACTAAGATTGGCAGAATCGAAATGACGTATGGAGTATTGATTATCTTTACCCACAATTCGTAACATACGACCATCATCCGGTGCATAGTAATCTCCTGCTACTGAAATAGTTTTTCTAGCAATACGTTGAATCATTTCATTATGTTTAGCAACATCTGAAGTTGCTCTTTCTTGTTCTTGTTCATTTAAAAATTGTAAAGCTACACCTGCTGTAATACCAGCCGGAGGTGCTCCACGAGAAACGCCTTGTACACCATATACTTGACCCATTTCCTGTACTAAATGATTTCTAAAATTATATGCTTCAGAAGGATTGGGTTTAACTTGTAACATTTGAGGAGCTACTGCTCCTTGGTACTGAACTATTGTACTATCATTACCTAAAGATTCTATTTTACAAGCACCTCTTGGCATAACCCATTTAGCATGTCCAGTTAAGTATATATTTTTTGCTAAAAGAGTAGATAAGTTATTATGCATATTTTGCATAGGTCTTACTAATTCATATGAAGATACACCATTTAGATTTTCTGGAATATCCATATCTGTCAATCTTACAAAAGGTAGACTTTCATGTGAATAAGGATATCTATGAGATTCTAATATTACATCATCTGTAAACTTAACATATATCCCTTCAGGACAATGTTGTGTTGGCTTATGAAAAAATTCATGTATCATTGTATTTTCTTCTAATAATTGATCCATTAAATCTTCTTGATCCAATACTTTCATATTTTTAGTAGATTTTATTTTCTTTTTAAATTTCTTATATTCTAATTTTAAATCTTCTGTAGGAGAAACTGATGTTTTAAAGCAATACTCTACTTCTTCAATCTTGTTCTTTCTTTGTAAATGTATTCTCCAAGGTACTTCAATAGAATATTTAATATCACCTGTTTTAATAGGTTTTCCTAAATCTATTTTTTTAGGCTTTCCTTCTTCATCTATAATAACTTGACCTTGCTCATCATACTCATCTAGATCTATTTTACCATCTCTAGCAGCTACCCATATTGGATGTAGATCTCCTGCATGTTTATCCCATTCAATAAAAAGAAAAGACTCGCCAAATATACGGGCATTTCTTTGCATTCTTTGGATTAAGGTATCCATATCATTAATATACCATAAATGATTTATAAGAAGTTTTACTGCTTTTGCTGCATTCTTATCTTCAAATTCATCATTAGTAGGTAGAACATCTACATGAGGTTTCATTCTACACATTTGAGAAACTTTGGTTTCTGTCATATCATGTAAATGATTAACTACAAATTTGCTAGATTGATTAAATGATTGACTATTTCTAGTTGTTCTTCTATCAAAACTTTTCTTAGTAATCCCTCTATAGGATTCTAAATTCTTTCTAGATTCTGTATTTCTATGTAAAGCTTGTTTCTGTAAAGCATTAATAACACTATTAAGCCATTCTAACTTTTCTTTATCTGATTTATTTTTAATTGTGTGAAAAGGTTTAATTTCTTTACTGATTACGTCTGAATCAAATTCGGCATCAAATAAACTCATCTACACCATCCTATAAAATTCTTCATTATCTTCTTTTTGTTCTACATTCATTTCATCCATATCTGTTTTATTAGAAAATTCCTCATCCACAGGCATAAATTGTACCGTATGTGTGGCTTTTTCTAGTGATTTAGCTAAGATACAGGCATACAGTGACAATCCTACACTAAAAAACGAAAAAATGCAAGCAAAAACTTCAAATATTAATAAATAATTCATTATTCCTCCCAATCACTGAAACCAAAGGTCCAATCTTCCTCTTTTAAAAAGGATTTTATATCTTGCTCTAAAGATACGTATCTAGGATCATCTGGCTTCACTTCTCTAATATTTTCAAGTACTTCATTCATATTATAGTGAGATACAGCATTTAAATAACGATAACAATCTATTAAATGGTCATCCTTTTTAGGTATATCTCCCCTATCATTTTTAACATATCCTTCTATTTCTTTCTTTAAATTCGGACACCTATCACTAATATTTACTAAATTATATATCATTTGATCCTTTATAAGAGATAAACCATGCTCTTTTTTGTTTAGATGTTTCTCTGTAGGAAAGAAATATAGGTTATATTGATTTAAAATCTCTGTAGCAAACCATGCTGCAGCTTCATCATATACCTTTATCCAATCATCATCTAATGAAGATCCGGGATATAGGTCATTCATTTTAGCTCTTATCTTAGGAAATATACGTCTAACTGAAGTATTCTCTTGAGTTGTTTCATATATTTCATCTAATAAGTACATTTGTTTATTATAGGGATTGATACATCCAAAAAGAACAGCAAAACAAGTTGTAGATCCGGGGTCACATATGCAAAACCAATCTAATTTATTCTTATCTCTATTTATTTCTTTTGTTAATACGTTATGAGAACGTATAAGTTCTTCTTTAAACATAGGAAAAATAGCATTCTTTCCTCCCCGAACTATCTTTCCGAAGTATTCCCTTTGGACGATATCCTCTTCGCCTCTTTTTCTGAGTTTTTCAATTTCACGGTCGATTTCTTCAACTGGTGTGTAAGGGTTATCATAACTTGAAGCAGTAATGTGATGACAATCATCCCTGCTAGTACACTCATCAGCAAATTCCATATATTGATCTGCATTTCTATCTCCTGTCTTGGGAGGCGTTCCTATAATTACTAAAGGAGCTTTCCTCACGATTCTATTTGGATTCATTTCATTATGAAACTGAGTATGAAAAACTTTAAATTCGTCATACACAACAAAGTCGGGCGTAAGCCCATTGGCTGCTGCCCAGTTTTCTGAACCTACAATTTTTATTGAAGATCCGTTTTTAAACGTAACTCGGGAATCCACATTACTTATATGTTTAATATACTTTCTTAAAGGTTCTTTTCCACCCGGAGTTATTCTTCCTACCTCATCTCTTTCTCTAGCAAATTGCTGGAGTCTTGAATTATGCCAGATGATTTCTCTACCGTGACTTAATTCTGGAGTAATGTAATAACATGTTGAACCGGGATGTAATAGAGCATGTCTCCAAAGAAGATATACGGCAAAATCGGTCTTACCCCATTTCCGTCCACATTGTACAAACAACGTAGAAACTTTTCCTTCTATTAATGGACGACCCACAGCTAGCTGACCCGAGTGGGGTTGCCAGAAATTGTGGAGATCGTCCATGATTTGGAGGTATAGTTTATCTTCTTTAGAAAGTTCTATCATCTTTTAGTAAAATTCCTTATTAGAGGACATCCGGAAACGACACCGGAAAACCCCCGTGCATAAAGAGTATACTTACTCTGTAGTAACTCAGCAGAACAACGTATGTTAGCAACAGCATCCACAAAATTATCTTTGACACAATTCTCTCCTTCACACCAAAATTCATTAGCGGCTAGTTTTTTATATTCATCTAGTTTTAAACTCATTCTGTTAGCATTTCTCTGTTCCATTCTTTCAACAAATGCCTTCCAGAATTTTAATTGCGATTCAACTTCTCCATCATTAAACTGACCTCCGAATACGCCCTTCGCTCGGTGTATCATTGAAACTCCAGATGGTGTGATGTAACGTGTATTACAGGCTTGTAAGATTGCATGTGCCATAGACGCTGCATACATTGCAATACAAATAACAGGTTTATTCATTGTATCTATTGCTTCTACAATAGTACTCCCTGCAACAATACTTCCTCCACCCGAATCTAGGACTAAGTAGACGGCTTTGCTATTAGAACTTTCTGCCAATAGAAGCCTGTGTACTAGATCTGATGCACTAACTGAGTCAATAGGTCCACGAAGAACTACGGTGTTTCCTGCATCTAGTGTAATTATTTCATTTCCTCTTGCTGTGAAAGCTACAATAAATACAATTAATGTAAGTCCAATGTAACTTAAATATTTTCTAATCATTTTTGTCATCTTCTACCTCCTCGAATGACGTATCCTCTATATAAAAAGGATCTTTCTTTAATTTCTCTTTTATTTCTATTATTGTGGCAGGTTTATGTTCTGAAATGATGTCTGTAGGAGTTCCATCATCTAACCGCAAAATTTTATCTATTTCTGCAATTATGTTTGTTAGCATTCTCGCTTCCTGAATTGTAGGAGGGTTCTCCCGACGTTTCAAAGTTGCGATAGCTCTATCCACACATGTAAGAGAATTAGAAGTTAAACTGGAAAGAATGGCTTTCTTATTTTCCGAAATTTCCTTCAGTATCTCATGGCGTAATGTGTTCCTATCTTCTGCCCAATTGGTTTTTGCATGATAAAGTACAGTCCTATATTTAATACCCGTTGCCGAAGCAATTTCTCTCGGAGATTTAAACTCCATATATAGAGACCGGGCTAGGTCAATCTGTTCTTCATCATACTTCTTATTACTCATTACTAGCTTTAGCCTCCACAACTTCTGCTTCAGATGTAGATTCCTTCTCAGCTTTGGCTTCCTTCTCTTCTTTACCCGGAGCCGTAGCTTCTGGTGCCGGAGCCAATTCCTTATATATCCTCTGACAGATATCCATTAGATTAGCTGCTTTTAAAATACCATCTCCTGTAAAAGAACCATCTATAACAGTATTATTAGCTATTGCTGATAGCTCTAATAACTGCCCCTCTAGTTCTTTAATCTTTTTTGTTAATCTTGCTTCTCCGCTCATTTTTTCCTCCAAATAAGAATTTATGAAGTTTATCATTGCTTGACAGAATATCCATCATCACAGGCGAAACTAGGCGAACCATGTTTTCTTCCTTAGATTCGATCTTTTGATCATCTGAGAACATGAAAATAGACTCAACCTTATCATCTAGGGCTGCATGTAATAATTCGTGAAATAGAGTTTCTTTCTCTATCTGCACATTATCTTGCTTGTAGATGACAATGGTCTTATTGTGAACGTCTGTTTTCCCGAAACATTCTTCAACCTTTTCTTCTGACCATATGATTTTCCATTCATAAAAGCCCGATTTAAACTTCGTGGGTTTTACCATAGGCAGTAGAATATCAGGGAAAGCCATATCTGTCAAGGATAAAATTATGGATAGTATTTATACCTCGAGAACCTCGGTATAAATGCCCGAAATTAGGTGGGGGAGAGCGTGGTTTTGGGGGAG